TGCAGAAAGAAATGCACGCTTTCAGCCTTGCGTTTCTAGCTCTACAAGATATGGGCTTGATGCCAGAGACTGAAAGAAGCAAGGCGAAGGCTCAAACAATGCACGATGTAAGCCACGTGCTCAAGGACGTCCTGGACGGCAAGTCGGTAGATGAAGCGATGAAGCGTCTAAATAGCGAAGTGAAAATTGAAGAGGTGGAGCAGGAAGATGAACAGAATTGAACTTGAAAACCGTGTGTGGCTTTTGGCCAACAATGAAGAAAAAAACGAATTGCTGGATCTCGGTTTGACATCTAAAGTTCGATATGTGAAGCGAGTCCTGGAACTAGGGAAGGTGTATGCTCATGTTTGATTACGACAGAGACATAATGCAACCGCCCGAACCCAGGGAAGAACGCGACCCAAGAGAGTATGTGTATATTGGATGCGGTCAGTATCGATATGTAGGTGATGAAATATGATTCAGGAGCTACACGAAGAAATCGACAATTGGCGGTCTGACTATATCCATCTTGGCCGAGAACTCGGGCAGATTATCAACGACCAACAAGATATTATTTTAAAATTGCAAAACAAAAATAGACGCTTGAAGCGTGAGAATTGGAATCTTAAGAAAACGAAAGGAAGAAGAAAATGACAAACAATCAACTTGTAGAAGCAAAAGGGGACTTTCTGACTAACCCTCAGCTACTTAATAGCGGTATTATCAGGAAGTATCTTGACCCGCAAGGAAAAGCTAGTGATGAGGAGCTTGCCTATTTTATAGCTCAAGCCAAAGCCCAAAACCTCAATCCATTTACAAAAGAAATTTATTTTATCAAGTATGGCACTCAGCCAGCCCAGATAGTCACTGCCAAATCAGCTTTTGAAAAGAAAGCAGATAGTCATCCACAATTTGATGGTAAAGAGGCAGGCGTAATCTATCTGTTGGACGGTGAAATTAAATACTCAAAAGGAGCATTTATTCCTAAAGGTGCTGAAATTCTTGGCGGTTGGGCCAAGGTGTACCGCAAAGACCGTACTTACCCAACGGAAACAGAAGTATCTTTTGAGGAGTATGACAATTCTAAAATACGTGCAAGAGTTAAGGAACTGACACAACAGGGGAAAGATGTTACTTATCCAGTGATGAACTCATACGGCAAGCCAATAGGTGAGAATAACTGGGATACTATGCCTTGTGTCATGATACGGAAAGTAGCTCTAGTGTCAGCTTACCGTGAGGCGTTCCCTGCTGAGCTTGGAGCGAGCTATGAGGCTGATGAAATTCAGCTGGATAACACACCTAAAGACGTCACTCCTCAAGAAAGCCGTGAGGATGTTGTAGCACGCAAGATGACTGAGATTGAGCAATTCAACAAGGAGCAGAAGGCAAATCATGCAGATCCTGAACCTGCTCAAACTGAGGAGCCAATCCAGGGCGAACTACTAGACGGTGAACTAGAATACTAGGAGGACAACATGCAAGAATTACAAGTTAAAGTAACACAGGCACAGGTTGAAATCATTGACCGTGAGAAATTTGAGCAGAATATCAATGATGTTGTGGCCAAGTACCAAAATTACACGGTAACAGCTGCAACCATCAAGGATGACAAGCAGACACTGGCCGATCTACGCAAACTAGACAAGCAGGTCTCTGATGAACGGATCAGAAATAAGAAAGTCTTATCTGAACCAGCTGACGAATTTGACAAGTATATCAAGAATGCCATCCAACCCTTAAAAGACATCATTACTAAAATTGCTAGTGATGTAAAAGAGTTTGAAGAACATCAAAAGGCTGTCAGAATTGACACAGTCAAAGGCTATCTAGCCAACAAATCTGCTGAGTACATGCTGGACCCTCGCCTATTTGATGAAAAGGCCCTTGATTATGTCAAGGCTAGCGATTTCATGGCTGACGGCGTGACGCTTAAAAAAGCCACGATGAAATCACTTGACGACATGGTCACATTTGAATTTCAGAAACAGCAAGAATTTGAAAAGGCTAAGTCAGCTATTTCAGGGTTATGTGCCGAGTATGGCATGACTGACTCACCTTACATCCGACAGCTGAAAGACTTGACGCTTGCTGAAGTCTTTGAACAAATCAAAGCTGACTATGAGTTTGAAAAGCAAAAGGAAGAACTCAGGCAGGCTCAAGAACGTGCAGAGCGAGCTAATCAGGAGCTTTTAGCAGCTCAACAAACTAAACAGCAGGAACAAGCTCCAAAATCAACAGAAACCCCTAATTTTGACCAAGAGACTGGCGAAATCTTGGACGGTAGGCAAATCCCCCAAAATGAGCCAAACGCTCTTAGAGGGGCCGAAAATAGCCTAAAACGATATAGCCAAAAAATGACTTTGGAAGTGTATTTTGTAGACACAGCAGAAAAAGACCGTTTCAAGACTGGTCTAAGTCAGCTCGGATTTGATTTTAAAAAGAACTATCAAGTCAGCGGGTATCAACGTATCGAGCCATTGACTCAGGCTGAGCTCAATGAGCAATGTGGGTGGTAGATATGACAGAAGTTGAAAAAATTTCAGAAGAATTGGCTGAGTACGGAGTACCTGATGAGTTGATAGGAAAAATAGAAAACCTATTAGTGACTTTGTATTGCGAAAAAAGAAAACTGGAGATAGAAAAATCTTGGGATGTATCTCCAGAGTCTATGGGGAGATAAGTATGGAAATCAGAAAAGCATCTGACAACGTAGCCATCTACTCAGACGGCAAGAGATTGCAAGTTATCCACAACTTGGGGGATGAGTTTATCCTTGATTTCAATGTGGGAGAGGATAGCGTCTGGAACCTTGATGGCCAAGTAGTAGAAATTATTGACACGATTGAGCCTTTCTTTAAAGTCTGTGGCTTTTGCTCAAAAGCTGGAGAGGGTATGCAGCGCTTAAAACATGCAATCATCCACTTTGAGAGATTTGAGCAGTACATCAGAGACAATCAGGATAACCTGATGGTCTGGTGGCACAATCCAGGGAGGAAAGTAGATGATTAACAACGTTACACTGGTTGGGAGGCTTGTAGCGCCTCCTGATCTACGAAAAACGCCTAACAACGTATCTAGCTTGCAGGGCACACTTGCAGTCAATCGCAATTTCAAGAATGAAAATGGAGACCGTGAGGCTGATTTTATCAACTTTCAAGCGTGGAGAGGCACAGCTGACATCATTGCTCAGTATTGTAGCAAGGGCTCACTTATCGGGATCATTGGACGCATACAAGTCAGGAGTTACGAGAAAGACGGTCAGCGTCGATATGTGACCGAAGTAGTCGCTGAGAGCGTCGCTCTGATAGAAAGTCGCAACAGTCAGCAGTCTCAAGGGCAAGGCAACAGTTTCCAAAATGGAAACAACTCACCTTTTGCCGATCCTAACCCATTTGACCTCCCAGCTGACGGTTTACCGTTTTAGGAGGTATCGATGTCAAAAATTAAAATCCTTGACGCTTGCTGTGGCAGTCGTATGTTTTGGTTTGATAAAAACGAAAGTCACACAATTTTTATGGATATTAGGCAAGAAACATTTGAGATACATGGCAAAAAGGTCAACGTAGACCCTGATGTTATCGGTGATTTTCGTGACATGCCTTTTGAAGACAACACATTTAATCTAGTTGTGTTTGATCCACCACATCTAAAATGGGCTGGACCTAATTCGATAATGAAAGCTCAGTATGGACAGCTGGATAAAGTTACCTGGTCGGAAGATTTGGCCAAGGGGTTTGAAGAATGTATGAGAGTCCTAAAAATTGGAGGCACACTAGTCTTTAAATGGTCTGATTGTCAGATAAATGTAAAGAAATTACTAGAGGTGATACCATTCAAGCCCTTATTTGGTCAACAAAGAGGCACCACTCACTGGCTAACATTTGTTAAGTTTGAGGAAGGTGTTGCCAATGATTAAAATGACCGTTTGGGCATTGTTTGACAGCGGAAATGGCAGCTATACAAAAGGTGTAAAAGCTCTGAATAGTTCAGGGGGGGCTAACATTGACATCTACCCAATCGGAATAGACATAGAAAACAAGAACGATCATTTTATAAATTTGAACCTTGCTGACTATGGGCGCTTGTTTGGAGATACCAAACTCTTTGACGAGTTGGACAAGCTCCCTAAACCTGATTTGATAATAGCCAGCCCACCCTGTGAGAGCTGGAGTAATGCTAGTGCAATGTCTGAGGGTAATGCCTGCTGGAAACAGGAAGACCTCTCAGACAGCCTCTTTGCTCCACAGAAAGAGCCTAGCATGTTTACGATCAGGAACGCCTCTGACTACGAGAAAGCCTATATAAATTATCAGTATGACCGTCAATTTATGAAGAGAGTCAATGGGGAGCTTTGTGTTTTCAATACCATTGAGATCATCAAGCGGTATAACCCTAAATATTTCATCATAGAGAACCCAGCAAGTGGGCGCTTGTGGAAATATATTGAGGATGTCATGGATTTCAAGCTCCCACATCTCAACCTCACACGCTACAACAATTATGACTACCCTTTGCAGAAACCTACAAAGTTTGCTAGTAATCTTGATTTAGGTCTTAAAAATGACATTATCAAGCAAGAAATTGAATGGGGAAAATTCTCTAAGTCATACAACGAACGGTCAAACATTCCACAAAACCTAGTAATAGAGATTTTTACTAAGGTTTACAATGAATTTTTACAGGAGAAACAACATGATAACTAAAATCAATGTCCCAAAAACATCAATCGTAATCGAGATTGAAAATAAAGAAATCAAAATTGAGAATATGATTGGCTATGATATGAAGATGGTTTTTAGAAACCAGGACGCAGAGCCGTCTTTAGATGAAAATGGGGACGTTTTTGAACCTCTTTACTGGCTAGATATTAAGGCTAAACCTGAGGAGGACATAGAATACCATACTAGTTTAGGAGTGAAGAAAGAAAAAAGAAAACTAGCTGAGCTACAAATATTCTTTGAATATATCGAGGCTAACAAACAAAATCTTTTTGATCTCTGTGGATTGAGAGGGGAGCTTAGTTAGGATGAAATTAACCCTGAACATTGAGCCTAAGCCCCAATCACGGCCACGGTTTGCGAGACGTGGAAATTTTACCACGACTTACGAAGATAAGGATATGAAATCCTGGCGCAATCATTGCCAGCTGCTCATTGCTAATCAGTACATGGGTCAGCCTATTCTTGAGGGAGCTCTGAGGGCAAAGCTTAGATTTTACATCAAGCCTCCTCAGTACATTTCCAAGGTCAAGAAGAACCAGCAGGCCCTCCTGGACGAAATCATCCCAGTAGGCAAAAAGCCTGACATAGATAACTACGAAAAAGCGCTATATGACAGCATGTCAGGGATTGTCTTCCAGGACGACGGTCAGATAGCTCTGCATGATGTAGGCAAGTTCTACAGCTTAAACCCTCGCATAGAGGTAGAGGTGGAGGTCATGGAATGGAACGCATGAGGCGAGATTATGCCTGAGTATTTGAAGAAATGAGGAAATTAAGATGAATGTTGTAATTTATTTTAAGAATGGTAACACAGCATATTTTAAAGATGTTAAAGATTATAAACCAGACGCTGAAAACATTTGCTTTTCTTATTTCGGGGTCTCATCCCAAGAAAGAAAAAAAGCTACTTTTTATAAAGACAGCATTGCTGGTATAGCTAGAACACAGGAGGCAGCAGATGAACAAGCGGCAACGTAAAAAGATGTATACTAGGGCCTTTTCTAAGGCTTACGACGAAAGCCTGAAACAGCAGAAAGGAAAAGGGCAGGTATCTATAACAACGGTCAAGAATAGGCAAGGCAAAGGATTTATTATCACCTCTCTTACCACACAAGTTGAAATAATGAAACATTTCAACCAGGAACACATGGAAGAAATTACTATTGAGGGTTACATGCTAGATAATAAAAAATTGGGGTTGATATGAGAATTAAGACATCAAATGACACAATCATCCACGTCAACAAATCTCAACGCAGTATCACGATCGAGGGCGTCGAGTTAAGCGGCGATTGTCGGGCCCTAGTGTCTGACAACAAGAACGGAACAGGGACAATTACCCTGATTTTCGACGGTAAAATTATTTAAAGGGGGTAAAATGAAACGATTTATCACAGCATGGATATTATTGTCTGCTGGATTGAATGTCTGGCAGAGTATCCACATTAAAAAATTAGAAGCAAAGCGCCCGATGCTCATCTACAAAACAGATAATCAAGGTGCAGAAATCAAAGGCAGAGTCGTCCACAAAGAGAAAATAGGCGACCTGCATACAATCACTATTAAAAATTATGGCATTTTCGTAGTTACTAAAACAAACTATGAGTCATTGAGGATTGGAGACGAGGTGAGATTATGACACCAAAATTTAGAGCGTATGATGGCGGCTCATTAAATCGTATGTATCAACCGGACGAAGTGATGGTTGGAAATGGCGATATCTGGATTATTGATGAGGACTCTGTTGCTGGTGAATGGATTGTGAACAATGACCTTGAACTCATGCAGTCAACAGGCTTGTTTGATAAGAACGGTAAGGAGATTTTTGAGGGGGATATAGTTTCTATCGATACAGACGAGTTTGGCCTGTTAGTTGTGAAGTATGAAACTGGAATTTACTGGTTAACGGAAGATGAGCAATGTGTTGAGCATTTATCAGATTACTACAAATATGTCTCAGTCATCGGCAATATCTATGAAAATCCAGTGGAGGACGTAAATGAAACCTTGTAAATATCCATATTCAGGAAGAAGAAAAAAGCAAGAAACACCGTCGCCATTATTTTCTGCACGACCAATTTTAAACGAAGTTCCAATTGTAGAAGAGGTCAAAGTTGATTTCGGAGTTGAAGCTAATTTTGGGCGTTCATATCCAGAAATGGTAATACATTTAGATATTTCTGGATACGGAAATAGAGTGCATTCAGTACATCGCTTTCCTGGCATCTTCCTTACTGTTGGTGAATCAATCCAACTAAAGATACTCTTTTATAAAAGGGTTAGAAATTTGACCGCAGATCGTTTTTTGACCTTTAGAGAATCTGATTGGAAGTTTCTTATCAGCGATCTGGTCAGCGAATTTGTGCATTAGAAAGTTAACGAGGAGAACAAGAATGAAGCCTAAAAAATATCCGTACACAGGGAGCAAAATAAAGAAAGTGACTACAACAGGAATAGGAGCTCGAGAGCTTGTGGTTTTTCCTAACGTAGCTTTTAGAAAAGACTTACTCAAACACATTTTTTCAGTCGTCAAAATCCATGACAACACTACAATCATTTACTTCAGAATTCCAAAAGTATTCGGATACGAGGAGGAAAGAGCAAAAGTACATCTAAGCTATGAAAAGACGATGAGAATACTTAATAGCTACTAAAACAAAAAAGCCAAGACACTCTCTGCCTCAGCAATAATTTTCAACACTATTATTATATCACAAAGGAGATAGAGAGTGAAGGCTAAAGAGCTCTTGAAAGAGTTGCAGGATCTGGACATGGACATCCAAAGCCGTATAGATGAAATCAATGAGCTTGAGGCAGGTTTGCTCTCAAGTCCTAAGTGGACAGACGTTAAAGTCCAAGGTGGTCAAACTAGAAAAGTTGATGACGTCTATACTCAGCTTGTTGTGATGAAAGAGGCTATAGAGCAAGATACCAAGGAAGTTATTAACAGGAAACTTGAATTAGGTAGAATGATCAATAGGCTTAAAAATCCAAAATATAGGGCAATCCTAAGAATGACATATATTACTAAAACGTATATCGAGGATATTTGCGATAAGTTAGCAATTAGCAAGAGTTCGTATTACAGCATGCGTAAGGTTGCTATTGAAGAGCTGGAGGTAATTTTGGAATAATTTGGAATTTCTTGAGTTATCTTGAGAATATCTTGAGAATATGTGTTAATCAAAATAATCTTGATGTGCACTGTAACGATAATCTGTTAGAATGGTAGTATCAAGAAATAAGGGTAAGGCAGTAAGCCTTCCCTGACATGGAGAGTTGGCAGAGTCAGGTTGAATGCGCCCGTTTGCTAGACGGGTGGTCGCTTATTTGCGGTCCGTGGGTTCAAATCCCACACTCTCCTTTGAGTGTTTTGTGTCCCAGAATGGGGTAGGCAACAGGCTTAGCATTCATATATCACTCATTAACTTATTAAATGGTCGGCAGTAGCGACCGAACCTCGCATGGTTGCGTAGCTAATTATATTCCGGATAAGTTATAAGCTAGAGGGTTTGATTCCCTCAGAGGTTTTAAATGACTACAAAAAATAAAAAAAGGAAAACTTCAAATTGATTTCTAATTAACACGCAAGGTAGTAGTCGCCTTGCAGTTGGAACGTAGCTCAGTTGGTGGAGCGATATGACTATAAAGGGTCTGAAACGTAGGCAGGTTCGAGTCCTGTCGTTCCAATTGTATCTCTGTGAGTAGCTATCACAATAGGGGTACAGGGCGGTAATTAGATTTAGGCTGA